AATGTCTTAAGGGGACCAAAGCAGATACCTTGGGATGGAAAACTTAAGTATGATTATCAACTTTGGATTGACTCGGATATTGTCTTTGATGCAAACAAGTTCTGGGCACTCTGCGATCTTGCATTCCCTGCTGAAGGTGAAGAGAAAGAGATTGTTGGTGGATGGTATGCTACAGAAGATGGGCAGACCACCTCAGTAGCACACTGGTTAGAGGAAGATGACTTCCGCAAGAACGGTGGTGTTATGAATCACGAAACCGTCGAAAGTATCTCGAAAAGAAAGAAGCCTTTCACAGTAGACTATACTGGGTTTGGATGGGTTCTTATTAAGAAGGGAGTCTTTGAACAACTTGAGTATCCTTGGTTTGCTCCAAAGATGCAAGTCTTTGAATCGGGCGCGGTTCAGGATATGTGTGGAGAAGACGTTAGTTTCTGTTTAGATGCTATCGACAAAGGATTTGATATCTGGTGCGATCCTCGGATTCGCGTTGGGCACGAAAAAACTCGTATTATTTAAATTATGGCAGTTAAGACTAAAACAGGTTCATGGGGTACTTCGACATTTGTTGAATCTATCCCCAAGAAAACTCGTCAGGGCACAGGTAAACATACCAAATACGCCGCGTCTTCTCGTAATAAAGCAAAGAAGAAGTATCGGGGACAAGGAAAATAAATAAAAGGGACTCGGAAGAGTCCTTTTTTTGTAACTAGGTAAGGACTATGACTGCTTCAAATGATTTTCTAGACAATTTAGCAAATGACCAACACCAAAAGATGCTTAGAGAGATAGCAAATGACGGTATAACTCCTAAAAAACGTGATAATAAGACTACAAATGACCTTTATGAGAAGAAAATGGACGATGAATTTTGGGAAGGACTTGATTATGACACTGATATGATACCATCAGCAGAATTTTAGTAATTAGTCTTAATAAATAACTAATATTCTAGTAATTTAAATGCCAGTAGAGAGGGTTAGTAGAGGTTTTAAGGATATTAGTATGACATTTCAGGCCAATCCCCTGAACAATGACCTTATTGCCATCAAAAACGAGAACGCCATTGCACGTTCTGTAAAGAATATTGTCTTTACCTTACCTGGTGAGAAGTATTTTAATCCAAATTTTGGATCTAAGATATCCAAAGTGCTATTTGAAAATATAGATGACATAACTGCATCAGTTATTGTTGATGAAATTAAAGAATCTATTAGAAATTATGAACCAAGAGTGGAATTATTGGATGTGGAAGCAATTCCAAACTTTGATAATAACCAATTTGACGTAAATATTGTCTACATCATCGTAGGTTCTGAAATTCCTCCACAAGAATTACAATTCGCGTTGCAACCAACAAGATAAAATGCCATTAGTCAATTTCTCAGACCTGGATTTTGACCAGGTTAAAACAACGCTTACGGATTATCTGTCAGCAAACTCCAATTTTACCGATTATGACTTTGAGGGGTCTAACCTTTCAACGATAGTGAACCTTTTGGCATACAATACTTACATCACTTCGTACAATGCCAACATGGTATCGAACGAAGTTTTTATTGATAGTGCTACTTTAAGAGAAAACGTCGTTTCTTTAGCACGAAATATAGGTTATGTACCTAGATCACGTAAAGCAGCGAGTGCAGTTGTTAGTTTTTTCGTTGATACTACTAATATTTCACCTTCTCCTGCTTCTTTAACCCTTAAAAAGGGTCCTGTGTGTGCAACATCAGGTACTTTTGGTAATCAATCCTTTGTTTTTTCAATTTTAAGTGACATAACCGTCCCAGTAGTCGATGGTGTCGCTAGTTTTGATGATATTTCCGTTTATGAAGGCAGTCTTTTAACAAATAAATTTACATTTTCAGCTCGAAACGCCAATCCAAGGTTTATTTTATCAAATATTGGAATAGATACCAGTTTATTAGCAGTTACTGTTAAAAATAACGAACAATCCACTACTGAAACCAAATATTCTCTTCAAGATAATCTTTTTGACATAACATCTGAGTCAAAAGTGTTTTATATTCAAGAAATTGAAGATGAAAAGTATGAAATCTTCTTTGGAGACGGAATTTTTGGAAAAGCACTGGAAGAAGGCAATTTTATTACAGCATCTTACATAGTTTCCAGTGGTGCAAGTGGAAATGGCGTTAGTGAATTCACATTTGCCGGAAATTTAGAGTATACACGTAATTCTATTAACTATACAATCACTTCTGGCATCTCTTTGGTGTCAACTGGACTCCAATCATCAGGTGGAGAGGTAATTGAGACCGTAGAATCGGTTAAAAAGTTTGCACCACGCATTTATGCTTCTCAAAATCGTTGTTTAACGGCAAATGATTATGAAACGTTGATTCCAGCGAAGATTTATCCCGAAACAGAGTCAATTTCTGTTTTTGGAGGTGAAGAATTAGTTCCTCCTCAGTATGGAAAGGTTTTTATTAGTATAAAACCGAGAACAGGGGACTTTTTACCAAATTTAATCAAACAAAACATCAAAACGAAGCTTAAAAAGTATGCAGTAGCAGGAATTGTTCCTGAAATACTTGATTTGAAGTATCTTTATCTCGAAGTTGACTCTAAAATCTATTATAACAGCAATTTGACCCCTTCTGCAGCAGATGTTTCGACTTTGGTTCAAAATAATGCTACAAAATATGCAGAATCCACTGAATTAAATCGTTATGGTGCCAGATTTAAGTATAGTAAGTTCTTAAAAGTGATTGATGAGAGTTCTGAGGCGGTTACATCTAATATTACTACTCTTCAAATGAGAAGAGATCTTAGATGTGTCTTAAATACTTTTGCAGAGTACACAATTGGGTTTGGAAATGAGTTTCATATTAAAGATGTTAATGGATACAACATTAAATCATCAGCATTCCAGATAAGTGGAATTAACGGAGATGTTTATCTCTCCGATCTTCCTAATCAAGATGGAATTATGGGAACTTTATTCTTCTTTAGTCTTCCTACTCCAAATTCCACTTCACCAAGTATTGTGAGGAGGAATGTTGGGACCATAAATTATAAGAGTGGTATTATTACCATTAATCCTGTAAATGTTCTAGCAGGTAAAGTAAAGGATGGACAAACTATCATTGAGTTGTCTGCATGTCCTAAATCCAACGATGTTGTCGGATTACAGGATCTTTATTTGCAACTAGATATTAGTAACAGTAATTTTGAAATGGTAGTTGATGAAATTTCTTCAGGATTGGATCCAGCAGCATCCAATTATATTGTCACCTCAAGTTATCACAACGGGAACCTAGTAAGATCATAAGATGTCAGAAAAAAGGATTCAATTTAGTAACATTGTTCAGAATCAACTCCCTACCTATGTAAAGGAGGAGTTTCCGTTAATTTCTGACTTTTTAAAGCAATATTATATTGCTCAAGAATTTGATGGTGCACCGATTGACCTCATTCAGAACATTGATCAGTATATTAAGGTTAGTGAGGTAACTCATCTTGTAGAAAGTGTTGTTTTAGACTCAGATTTGGGTTATGACGATACTACTATTGCTGTAAACCTTATAAAGTCTCCTAAAGGTACTAATGGGTTTCCTGATACGTATGGACTATTAAAAATTGATGATGAGATCATTACTTATACTGGAAAAACCTCTTCTTCCTTTACTGGATGTGTAAGAGGGTTTAGTGGTATTACCTCATATGAAAAAGAAGCAACAACTGATGAATTAGTCTTTACTCAGACGGAAGCAGCAGAGCATGATGCAGATGCAACTATAAGCAATTTAAGTATTCTCTTTCTTAAGCAATTTTTACTTAAATTAAAGCATCAACTTACTCCTGGATTAGAAGATAGAACATTAGATGCTCAATTAAACCAAGAACTGTTTATTAAGCAAGCAAAAGACTTTTATTTAAGTAAAGGTACTGATCGGTCTTTTGAAATCTTGTTTAAAGCACTTTATGACGAAGAAGTAAGAATTATTAGACCTAAAGAGTTTCTTTTTACTCCTTCTAATGCTCAATATAGAATTACTCATGATTTAGTAGTAGAGGCAATCCCTGATGGGGGTGATCCTATGGATTTGGAGCAATCAACGTTGTTCCAGTACCCATTTGAAAGTAATGTGAATAAAGCATATGCTCCTATTACTAGTGTAGAGAAAATTAGTCCTAGTATTGGAGGAACTTACTATAAACTGTCTATAGATGCGGGATATAATAGAGATGTTAGAGTTGAAGGTGCAATTTATGGTGAATTTTCGGTTCAACCTAAAACTCAAGTAATTGGACAAGTAGCAGCAGGGTCTACTGTAATAGATGTTGATTCTACTGTTGGATTTGGATCTACAGGAGATATTTTTGTTACATATAGTGATTCTACGACCGGTGTTGTTTCTTATACATCCAAATCTCTTACACAGTTCTTCGGAGTTGATGAAATAACAGGAACTCTTCCTAATGCATCTATTGTTGGTATTAATACCTTTGCATTTGGCAGTTCTTTCTCCGATCAAGATGAAACTGTTCTGGTAAGAATCAATTCAGTATTAAAAGACTTACATTATGAAGATGATACTCATTATTATTCTCCTGGGGATACTGCCAAGATAAAAACTCTAGGAATTGGTGCAACTAGTTTTAAAGAGAAGAATTGGTTCTACAATATTGCACCAATTTATAAAGTTGACTCTCTCACTCTAGAAGACGCTTCAGATAAGAGTTATTTGGTTAATTTGAACATTGATCATTATTTTAAAATAGGTGATTCTGCATCAATCATCGATTCTAATGATATTACACGTAGCACTCAAATTATTAATGTTCCTTCTGCTACAACTGTTTTAATTAGAGGACAAGGAACTCTTCCTACTGAAACTTATAGATTAAGAAAGGATATTTCTAAAGTTCAGTCAAATACTTTCCCACGAGCAGAAATATACTCAAGTAATGTTCAAAACACTTATGTAAATGACGAAACCCTTTTAGTTGCTTCACCATCTTTACCAACTTATGCAAATCAACCTTTAGATGTTTCTAGTCAGAAGATTACCTTCTCTACATCAGTTTCTGAAGGAGCAACTAGTTTTCAGATCGTTACTAGTGGTGATCATGGATTCTATACTGGCGATGCTCTCTATTATATCCCTCAAAAAGTACAAGAGGAGTATTTTAATTCCAGAGGGGTAAAAACTACTAAACTTGTTGTTAATTCTTCTATTTTCACTGATGATATTGGGTTTGTTTGTCTGAATGATATTAGTGATACTGCGGAAGTTGAAAAACTACCTCCTGGAGAAAAACTTTACTTTGCCAAGAGAGTAGATAAAACTACAATTAAGTTAGGATATAGTAGGGATCAAATTTATGCCAATAACTTCATTGCTGCATCTACTGACCTTACTTTAACTGATAATATTCTTCAACCTTATAAGTTTAAGTTTAAAACCTTAGAATCTCAAAAACTTTTAAGGGAAATTGCTCTTCCCAAGAATGATGGAACGGTTACTGAAACTGTTCCGGGTTTTACAGGTATATTGGTAAACGGAGTAGAAATTCTTAACTATAAGTCCAGAGATCGGATTCATTATGGAAAAATTAACGAAATAGAAGTTCAATCTCCTGGATCTGATTATGATATCATTAATCCACCCGAATTATTGATTGAAGATAGTGTTGGAACTGCAGCAACTGGATATGCGGCAATTTCTGGTAATTTAAGAGATATTAGAATTCTTGATGCGGGATTTGACTATCAAGAGACTCCAGTGGTGAGCATTACTGGGGGAAATGGAACAGGTGCCGTTGCCACGGCAAATATGAAGCAAATAGTCCATAAAATGGACTTTGATGCAGAAGCATTTAATGAAAACGTTGCTTTAGGTAGTACACAGTCAACTATTGGATTCTCTACTTTCCATAAGTTCTATGAAGGGGAACAAGTTTTCTATATTACTGGTGGACAGCAAAATATTGGAGGAATTACCACAGAATCTCCTTATTATGTTTCTTTAGTTGGATTAACTACAGTTAAACTTCATAATACACAAGGAGATGCTTTAGCAGGAATTAATACTGTTACATTATCTTCTTATGGTGTTGGAAAACAAACTTTACAGTCTTATTTTAAAAAATCAGTTGTAGATTCGGTTAATGTCGTTTCATCTGGATTTGGTTATGAAAATAAGACTAGGACGACGGGGATATCTGGAGTCAGTACCTCTTATAATGAAATTACCATCACAAACCATGATTATGCATCTGGAGAGGTTATTAAGTACACCAGCACCACTGGAAGTACTATAAGCGGACTTACTGTAGGTAATGAGTATTATGTAACAAAGGTAGATGCTGATAAGTTTAAATTATCTGCGGTAGGAGTTGCTAGTGATAAAGAATACAACTATAGAACAAAACAATATGTTGATTTTACATCTGTAGGTGTAGGGACTCACAGATTTGATTATCCTGCAATAAATGTAACCTTAACTGGTAAAGTGGGCATTGCTTCCACTGGATTACAGACATTTGAAGCTGAGGTTCAACCTATATTCCGAGGAGAAGTAACTTCGATCCATTTATCTAATCAAGGAGTTGGATATGGATCATCTGAAGTTTTAAACTTTATTAGGGAGCCGGATGTATCTTTAGTTTCGGGAGAAGACGCACAATTAAGTCCTATAGTGGTTGATGGTGCAATTAGTGAAGTAGTTGTTCTTAAATCTGGTAAGAAATATAATTCAGCACCTGATTTAGAAATAACAGGAGATGGTATTGGTGCGATCCTTACCCCTGTCTTTGAAAACAATGAAATTACATCTGTAACTGTTGTTTCCGGAGGAACTGGATATACTCAAGCAGAAACCAGTGTTGCAGTTGTATTCTCCGGATCTGGAGTTAGTTTAAGACCCCTTTTACAAACTTGGACTGTAAATATTGTTGGAAGGAATTTTGATAAGTTTACAGGTGATGATGGATATATTGCTCACGAATTTAATAAGAATCGTGGTTTACAATACTCTGCTCTTTATGCTCCTAGAAAATTAAGAGAAGTAATGTTTGCTACCGATCAAACGGGAGTAAAGTTATATGGGGATAAAGATTTAAAGAGAATTGCTAGTTTAGAAGTTGCTTCGGATCAACATTCTCCTATTATTGGATGGGCATATGATGGAAATCCGATTTATGGACCTTATGGTTATATCACTAAATCTGGGGGTATCGTTGCTCAGATGCGATCTGGGTATTCTCTTTCTATAGATGCAACTAGACCTCCTACATCGATATGGGGTGAAGGATTCTTCGTTGAGGATTATACTTATAAAGATGTGGTTGATGATACTGTTCTTGATGAAAATAATGGAAGATTCTGTGTTACTCCAGAATTTCCTCAAGGAACTTATGCATATTTCACTACGATTGAAACAGGTTCTCCAGATTCTTCCGGACCTTTTATTGGTTATAAGAGACCAGTCTTCCCATACTTAATTGGAGAAAATTATTACTCTCTTCTTAATACTTTCAACCATAGTCATACTTCCAATCAAGAAGATATAGATCTTCAAGGTTCTAAGTGGTTAAGAAATACCCAACCCTATAATTTGATTGAAGGGAATCTTAATTATCAGTATGCTTATATTCCTAACGATTTATCACAAAGTGTTGATATCAAGGGCGTAACTCCTGGTGGTGTTACTAGTGTTGGCATTCAAACTGGAGGAGATCTTTATCAGGTTGAAGATCCTATTGTATTTGATAATATAGGAACTAAAGGAAGTAATGCTGCTGCAGTAGTTTCTAAACTTAAAGGTAAAACTGTAAACAGTGTTAGTGTTGCTCAAAGCACTATTACTGGTGTAGAACTGTATAGTGGAGAAGAAGATGGTCAATATATTGCGTTCTCTACCAATCCACATAACTTTAAAAATAAGGATAATATTATAATTAGTGGACTCTCTACTACTTCTTCAGAGATTGGTGGATATTATAATGTAGGTGTTGTCACTAGTAAATTAATAGTAACTGGTGTTGGAACCACCTCTTCTGGCATCGCTACTGTAGGAGTAA